CAAGTTCGAGACGCCCAGCTCTTCGGACGCGGAGGCCGACACGCCCCCGCCCTCGGACACGGAGGCGGTGCCGGAGAAGAAGAAGCGTGTGTCCAAGAAGAAGGCTGCGCCTGAGCCTGAGCCTGAGCCGGAGGTGCCTGCGCCTGCGCCTGCGCCGGAGCCTGTGGTGGAGGAGAAGCCCGTGGTGGAGAAGAAGAAGCGTGTGTCCAAGAAGAAGGTTGCGCCGGAGCCTGAGGTGGAGGCGGTGCCTGAGCCCGAGCCGGAGGTGCCTGCGCCTGCGCCGGAGCCCGTGGTGGAGAAGAAGAAGCGTGTGTCCAAGAAGAAGGAGGTGGAGCCCGAGGCGGCTGCTGAGCCGGCTGAGAAGCGCATCTCGCGCATGACGCCTACGCTCAGCAAGCAGCTGAAGACTACGTTCGAGGAGGCGCACACTGAGTTCACGGACGCACACAAGAAGGAGTTTGCAGCGTACATCAACGACATGCTGAACGAGACGTTTGACGTCAAGTCCCTGCCCGACCACATGCGGGACTTTGTGGTGATGCAGGTGGTGAAGACGCCGGTGGACAAGGCGAGCCTCGTCCCAGTGTCGTACGAGGAGCTGGTGACCTTCACGACTGTGGAGACGCCCACGCCGGGTGTCTACTGGGACACGGTGAACAAGGTGTTTATCCGCGGGCCCAACGCGGTGCCCGACGAGGAGGTGGTGGAGACGACGTTTGAGGGGGCGCTGTACGTGGTTGGCGAGGTGAGCAAGCGCGTGTACGTTGTGGGTGACACGGACGTGTTTGTTGGTTTCGCCGGTGTGGGTGCATTCAAGAACATGTAAAAACAGAAAACAAAAAACAAAAAACAAAAATAGGGACTTCTCGTCCCTTTTTCACTTAGGAAGAAAACACAATGTTTCCAATGCCTCCGATGATACGCAAAAAGTTGTATGATTGGACGTATACACGTGTAGTGTAAGTATACTGAAACACTTGAGTGTTTGTTATGTTGTTGGTGGTGGACGACTTTGTAATTAATGTCACCACCTCATTGGGTTTGTAGAGCAGGTTTCCGTACGCGTCTGTTGCAGCGGGGTTCACAATCACGGGGTTTGCAGATGTGGCGGTGGATTTCAGAACGCATAACACGGTGGCTGTTGACGACGTGCTGCCTTGTACTGTGCCCGTGCTGTAGGGCGGAAGCACGTACGTGTTTCGCAGGATGGTCTTGTTAAACATGGAGCCGTTCAAGCTACCAGACGGCTGAACAGAGTCATTGTCCAGTGCGAACGAGTACTCGTACATGCCCGGCATTGGGTTTCCAGTTTGGTGCTGATACATCTGTATCCCGTCAAAGAACCCGGTCTGCTTTGGTGCGAACCGCTCTTGTCCGTCGAGCATGAGTGTGGACTCTAGCAGGATGTCGCGCGCAGATACGTTGGAAGGTTGCGCCGTTCCAGACGTGTACCATCCCAACCCAGAGGGCGAGTACGGCGATAGCTTAGAGTCCCAGTTGGTGTAATTGTCAAAATCGTTCACGAGAACACGGTCGCTGCGTTGGGCCACAAACACGAGGCGGGTGCACAGGTTTTTCATTGTAAGCTCAATGTCGTTGGATGGACCGTACTGGCCCTCGGCAATCACCATGTCAATTTGTGGAAATATGAATGAATGGTCTGTGCGAGCAAGGTACGCGAGCTCCACGTCGCTTACGAATATGTAGTTTGCCTCAATGAACCCGTTCAGGTTCCATGAAGTGAGGGCGACGACGTTGGACTGCGGGGTGGCGTACAGGGGCGGCGACAGGAAGTGCGACATGTAAAACGCTGTATCGCTGGCGTCGGGCGCAATGCGGGTGCCAAACGTGGGACTGGTTTGCCGCACATCCTTGATGGTAAACAGGTCGTACATGTTCCGCAGCTCCACGACGATTTCCACGTCGGACTGCTGGAGGGCCACGAGGGGCAGAGCGTGACCCACGCTTTCGCAAAACCAAAAGTGCAGCGGGATCACCAGCGTTCTGCCGCGAATGGAGGGCTCGGCACTGGTTGAAGATGTGGAAATGGCGTGCGGGTACTGGTTCATGCGGTCGTCTGCATTGGCGGGGTCGTACACCTCGGGCACGTTGCCAATCATGCGGTCAATGATTGCCTTTTTGTTTGCGTCAAAAGTGAGGTTGGCGTACAGCTTCATCCACTCACCCGTGTGGCGCACGATTTCCTGCCCGTTGATGAGCACCGACACGTGCCGAATCATGTTGTACCCGAGGTTGGATATCCACTGGAACTCGTACCCTACGGCGTTAGAGTCCCCGTTGAGCGACGAGTTTGGGATGGCGGTGAGGGGCACGACGGGCGAGTAAATCTCGGGCATGTCTATGTTCAGGTAGCAGTCGCTCAGCAGCTGGGCGTACTTTTCCATCTTGGTGCGAAGGCGAAGCGTGCCAGTGGACGGGTACGTGAGCTGCGACGTCTTGAAATAGCACCGGAAGTGCTCCATGGCAAAGTCCGTGTGCCGCTTGTACACGGAACGAAAGTTGGTAAATGTAGGGTTGCCAGTGACCAGCTGGTCTTGGGCACCCTTGCCGACGAGTTGTAAGAGGGCACCTGGCATTGTTCTTTCTCGTTACTATTATTTATCGGATGCGTTTAAGCAGAGTGGGAGTATTACACACAATGGGAGCTTGTTATTCCTCTCCTTACGATGACGAAAGTCAATACGTAGATGGCAACTTGACCCTAGCACCCAAGTGCCGCCTAAATCACGGCGTGTTCCGACCATCCGACTACCGCAGACCTGGGCCCAATACGCTTGATATCCCGCGCATGATTGCCTTTCACCGTGTCTTCATGCAAGCAGCTGCAGTTGACCAGTTTATGAGTGACAAATTTGAACTGGCCGCGAACCCAACCTTCAAGACGCAGGAAATGATTCGTGCAGAGTCTGGCACAAAATACGAAAACATCCGGCTCATCCACACGGATACGCCTGAATACATGGCCAGTAACCCAAGTGTGCTTCACTACGCCATTCAAGATAGCGACGGCAACCCAATCAAACTCACCTATCCTACCCCAGAGGAGTATACATATATCAGACACCAGTGCGACGATATTGCAAATACATCTCCGGATATCTTGAGTAAGGTTTTTACGTTGCCCAATGCCACAACGTATGACCATTCAAAGCTGTCAGGCGTGGGTATCATCAGCCTAGAAATCAGAAAGAACAAGGCTCATGAGCATTTCTTGATTAACAACTCTGCGTTTGTTAGCGTAGTGTTCACTTGACAAAATATTGTATGCGTTGAGTAAAGATGGAGGATACAGTAGTGACAGACGCAGTTGTACCCGCATACATTACTACGATTGATGAGTTGATGTCTATTCGTGACGTGGTTCTACAAAAAGAGGCAGCCGACCGTGCGGCTTTAAATACCATGTTCAACCCAGACCCTAGCGTGTTGAAGAGCAAACTCGTCGAGTGGGCGTCGCAAGGGTTCCTCCCGTATTCGGTGCTTTCTACGATACAACTCACCCCTCCGACCACGTGCTCGGACGGGAACGCTCGTGGATTCTATGACTATGCACTGTACCTGCTAGACGGTCCATTAGAACCCTTGTTAGAGACCATGAGCACGCAGGTGCTTGGCGTGACCTTCAAGTTCTTTTTACGGGATACAAACACCATCGGCATCAACATACTCAAGGACTAACCTTTTTGTAGGCGTGCGTGGATGGCAGTGATGCCACAAAGCCCCACTTCCACGCAAGGTACCCTTCTATCGTCTGAATTATCTGGTCGGGCAGGGCAGACTTGAACAGCATGGTCTCGTAGATGTCACCACAAAACGCCGAAGTGGTGTCGCCTCCTCCAAACGCACCAATGCTCGGAAGAATAGCACCCGATTCAAACCGGAAATCCCCAAGGGAAGTAGACGTAGTTCCACCATACGTGCCATTTCCAATTCGGCGGATGGTATACACGTTTCCGCGACGAATGATCATAAATATATATGGAATGTCTGCTGTCAGGGTTGTGCCGGCGGAAAAGACCGTAGTATTTACAACGGTGGTCAGAGAACTAGCAATAGTTATACTTGAAGGATTAATGGATATACTAGCATTGTTGCTGTCTCTGAGGTTTATAAATATGTTGCTTAGAGCATACTCGCTGCTTACCTTCAATACTCCAAAGTACGTGAATTCAGTGTTCATTGTGCGGGTTGCGATTGAGTCGCTAGTGGGAAGTATAGTTGGCGATACCGAGTATACGTTTCCAACATCATAGAACGAGCATGCTACGCTTACGGTGCCACTGTCTGTTTGACCCAAAATGCTTCCGAAAATGTTGGATTGAGACACTGTGGCGTCGTATATTCTGTTTGGAGCGTCAAAGGCGGAATTGCTGCGAATGAAGTAGTAACTCCCGGCCGTCAGATTTCCAACGGTTGAAGCGGGTACCATCGCCTTGTACAGCGTCGGTGGGTTGAATGTGGATGGAAATGTTATGCGAACTGTACTATTTGACGCGGTGGTCAATATGATCGTGCCTGTATCGGTTGGACTTTTTGGCATGAATCGTACGGCTGGCAGTCCGTTCAGTACGTTTGGCACGTACGTTGGTCGTATCTCTGGAACTACCTGGGAAAGTACGCCTGTAAAATTGGGTTGAATGCCTCCTGCATTTGTCCACTCTGATATTCTTGAATCCGAGATTGCCAGCGTGGGACGGTTGGCTGCGTCCAACCATAACACTAGGTTTTGCGTGTGCGTGTTGCCGAGACTGAGACGACCGTCAATGACAGCGGGCGTCGCCCTGTACGGGTGCACAATTGTGTTTGTAGAGGCAGTGCCTGGTCTTGCTGTTGGAGATGTCGTCACATCTCCTGGCGTCGTCAACAATGCAGATACTGCATAACTTACGGTCCATGGTGATGTTGTGCTAACATTCGTAACGTAAAACGTCCCGTTATACCCTGTCGTAGGAATTCCACCCACAAGAATAGCCGCCGATGGCACGAAGGGGTTTGTCGTTCGTGTGTTTGTGAATGTAAGGGTCACATAGGGTATAGTTACCGACCCTACAACTGCAGTTGCACATGTGGCAGCCGTCACTGACAGTACAAGTCCAGAGTTCTCGGTGGTCGTTAATGTCAATGGTTGGTCTATCTGGACGCTGTTTGGGGACCCGCCCAGGAACTGTTGGAAGCGGTACTTTTGTGCCAAGTACCCCTCCACAAACTGCCGCTGCTCCAGCGTCAATGTACTGTTGAAGACTAGAATGTCCCCGATGCCTCCATCGTAAAAACTATCGGTCAAGAAGGAGTTTACTACGTTGTACGCGCCCGTAGCACTCGTGTCTGCCCCGATACGCAGATGATTTGTTGTATAAAAAGCCCCTGTATTTAGAAGAACACTACCGATTCCGCCCGTGAATGCTGCTTGTGTGCTCGGAACTGTATAATTCACAGTCGTAGACGTTGACGTGCCAGTGATGGGTGTGTTAGCAATATTATATACTGTGTTGGTGATACCAGCAACAGTTATGGACTGACCCGAACCACCGCTGGGGAATGGCACGGTGAGGGGGTCGGATCCCGTCGCTGGCAAAAATGTGAGGGTCGCTGTGGTTCCTGAACAGGACCCAGCAACCACTCGAAGACCCGCACCACTGAAAGGCGACCCACTCGAATACCCGTAATATTCAGGGTTGTATGCCGATGTCGTAGTTGCATTCGTATTACGCCATCCACCGAATGCAGTTGTGTATGTCCTGGGAGTTACATCCGCACTTGTTAAATTGGCGTTATACATCGAGTGCGTCATGATTCGGAACCCGTTTGTCGTGTTTGTCACGACACTGGTGTCGGTCGGCGACACGTCCGCTGCATTCACCCGGTTTCTGCGAAGGGACCCGCGAATCCCATTCCCGCCGTAATTGGACAAGCGAGATTGGACGTCACCCCCGTAACCAACCGCAGACGCTGGTCCGCTCGAAAGGTCGTTGCCGCCTTGTGCGTCCAGTGTGACTGCTGTAGAAAGAATGGGTGTTTGGGTGGCAGTATCACGACCGCTTCGCGCTGCCTGCGACGAAATCACCGTACCTGGACCTGGGTTCAAGTGCGTGACCGCTATGATGGTCATACCTGCAGTTACAGCTGGTATTACAAGCGATGGGAAACGGTTCTCCAAGCAGTATCCGCCAATGGGGAAGTATGCAAACGCCGGACTTGAGTTGGACACCAGTGTCTGAGCAATGGGTCCTGTCGCCGTAATCGCCGCCCCTCCCAGTTCCGTCAGCGGGACTGTAAATGACGTGCTGTTTGGAACAGTGACCGTATACTGCCCATTGGCACGATTCAACCCAATAGCTGGGGTCCTAAAGTTCGTGACAATTGTATCCGGCAGCGACAGGAAAATGGAGTCTGACGTGTTCAATCCATGACTGTTTGCCCCCGTGGTGAACGTCGCAGTAGAACTGCCGCTGTTCATGGCAATGTTGGTTAGCAGGATGTTGCCGTAGTCCACCCGCCCCACGAGACCGGTCAACGCCCCTGTTGCCGCTGACGGTATCGTAACACTCACGACGTTTCCAGCCGTGCCTGTTTGTGTTATGTAGGTTCCAGTGAGGCCCGTTGCTGACGCTCCGCCCGAGTACAGACCGTTGGTCACTGTCAGCGTCACCTGCCGTCCCACGGGAATGTTGTGGGGCATGTACACGCTTATCGTTCCGCCAGCCCCAGTTATTGACCCAGACCCAGTGAGATTGTACGTAACCGACGTTTGCGTACACGACACGATTGTGAATATTCCATTGAAGGATGTTCCGCTCGAGGTGGTTCCAGCTACGGTAATCTGTTGGCCCTGTGAAAACAGCAGCACACCTGGGTCTACAAAATTGACGGTTGCAATGTTGGCGGTTATACTGCCGGATAACACGGACACGCTTCGTGCTCCCACCGTCATTACGAGCGTGGTGCCGCCGCTGTTGGTGGCCGACGTGATTGGGAAGGACCCGCCGGATGAAAAGTCAAAGTAGTTCAACCCTCGTCCGGTTCCAACCGCCGATTGGGTGAGCAGGGGACCGTTCAAGCTGTTGCCACTACCCATCACCGGACTCACCATGTCGTATAACAGACAGTATGCTCCGCTGGATACCGTTGTGTCCAGGGTTGTGATTGCTGAACTGTTTGGTGCCGCTGCAAACCGCATATGCCCCGCATGCGTTCCCACCGTGCCAGTGAGTGCTCCCACAGTAAGGCCCGTGACATCCGCAGTAATTGCAGCTGTTGTAGATACCGTGATTGTAGTCGTCGGATTCGTTCCCGTAATCGTGCGGGCGTAGTACACTTGCCCCGTAACAAGCGGCGTCGTTCCTGGGATGGTCTTACTAAACACGATCGGGCGACCCGCAACGAGTGCCATGGAATTGCTGGTGGTGGTGATGTTCAGCGTGGTGCCGGTAGCTACGCTATTTACCGTGAAGGTGAATGCCGCGTAATACACCTGGTTGTTCAGCAGACCCGGGTTGCCGCTAATCGTGCCGAATATCTTGACGGGTTGATTGATGAATACCGGCACCGAGTTTAAGGCGGTGGTTGTGAGGGCGTATGTGTTTCCATTGATTGTAGAGTTGGCGTTCAAGACTGCTAGTTGTGAAAAGTTCGTATTGACTCTGTTTGCTTTGTTGAAGATGTACTGAATCCGATTGTTTGCGTCCACGCCGAACGTGCTCGGGTCTTGCGGGTCTATCCAGAGCACTGGAGCTAAATCGGACAGTTCAGACGTGGCGCTTTTGTACTCGTGGGCACCTGGTAAATCGGGGGTGGTCGTAGACGGCGGGTTGTTGTAGTACGGGTGCGTGGTCGGGATGGACACAAATGCGTTGACTGTAGCACCCGTTCGCAGCCCCCATTTCCACATGAGGTACCCCTCTACCGTCTGTCTCTGCCCCTCGTTGAGTGCACCGTTGTATACAATCACTTCTGCAAACTGGGCGTCTCCCAGTTGAAGCAGGTATTGCCCCGACGTTTCGTTTCCGAGCGCATTACCCCCCGTTGTTCCAAAGTTTCTGCCGTTGGTCGTCAGCGTGATATTGTCATTCTGCCGCACACTTGCACACACGAACGTGTTGCCTCCATAAAATGCGTTAACAGACCCATAAGTGCCGTATGACGAGGTGGCATTGAGTCCACCTGGAATTGCATTGTTGTCTTCAAGAAGTGCAGAGTTGAACGTTCCAGTGTGTCCAAAGTAGGCAGACCCGTAGTATATGCCACTGGACCCCGTCGTTGAGGTTGGGTACTTCACCACGTAAAAGAAGGAGTGGTTGACGGGGTCACGCGTACGCGACACCGTGGACAGTGTGTTTTGAATTCCGCTAGTTGTGCCTGTAATCACATTGCGACCATTTAGCGTGTCAGTGTACGTTATGGTGGACGACGCGTTGGTAACGAACCCTCCTGCCCCACTTTTGTTTAAGATGGATGTTACCTTTGAAGCGGTGAGAGTCACGGTAGTGGCATCGGACGGGTCAATCCACAGCTGGCATCCTTCAATGTCGGTGGGCATAAAGTTGCGCGCGAACGGCCGGGTGCGGTCCAGCAAGTAGTTCGTGTCGTTGAACGGCTGACTGGTTTCCAAATTGGACTGAATGCCCCACTTATACGCCAGGTACCCCTCTACCAACCGCGACTGCTGCTCTGACAGGGCACTTCCGTACACCAACGTCTCGTACAGCGTTCCACTCATGTTGCCGTTCAGCAAGTTCCACTGTTGACTTGTTGAGACGGTACCAGTACTTGCTGACGGAAGGACACCGTAATGCTTTCCATTGACGTACCATGGACTCCAATACTGTCCGTTAAGTATGAAAGTACCGCCGGGGCCAGGAATAAACGTGAACCGATACAGGGTAACTGCGTTTTGGGCAGATGTATACGTAGACACGAAATCACTGTTTCCAAGTGTGGTTCCGTATACGCCAGAAGAGTTCAAAGACAGCGAGAAATTCGTGCGTGTGGATGTGTAGAACATGTCAAATGTAGACGTCATGGGTTGTGTTGTGCGCTTGAGGAGCATGAAGAACGTGATCGGAGCATTTGCGTTCAACGTAAATACGCCTGTGAAGAATCGGGCGCTTGAATTCGCACTACCTGTAAAATTTACTGCACCCAACCCATTCTGTGCTCCAGACGCGTACGTGAGTGCCGTGGATATGCCGCTTGCGTGGCGGGTGTTCCCTGACAGGTCCCGAAGTTGAAACTCGGTTTCGGCCATTGTTGTCGTGTCGTTTCCGTCAAACCATAAGCGGCACGAATTGGCGGTAGATGTGAGTGGACTGAACCCAACGGGCGCGGCGGAATTGTACGCGTGTCCAACTGGCAAATTGCCCTGTAGTCCCCACCTCCATGCCAAGTACCCTTCTACTTTTTGCCGGTCGCCCGAATTCAAAAACCTCGTGTAGGACAGCAGTTCACGCGTGTGACCGTCGCCATACTCCGTCAAAATGCCCGTCGAACTCATGTTAAATAATGAAGTACCTGCGTTTGATGTCAGAGTTGCTGAATTCAAATCGGACGTCGCGAGTGTGCCGTTCAACCATATTTCTCTGCCAGTTGTGGCAACCGAGTCTCCAACAGAGTTGCCCTTACACACCAACGACCAAATGCGGTAAGGTTCCGTATTCACAAACGCCGGGACACCAGCATCTAAATCGTTACCAAAAAACCCAAATCTGAATGAATTTCCACCAGATACAACATAAGTCGCTTGAAGGTTGGTATTTGTTGTAGTTCCTGTTCCGCCGAATATATAGTTATAATTCTTGCCTGAACCACGCCGTTCTACGATAAATGTGGTGAACGAGGTGTTTACGAATGGGGTTGCCGAGTCCGTTAACGTTAATCGCGTCGTAGCCCCATTCCCTCCAACGCCCAGACGCTGTGAATTTACGAGTATATCCGTCCGAATGCCATTTCCGGGTGCGCCAAAACCCAAGCGGGCGTCGGCGTGGTTGTTGTTTCCGCTTTTATCCAGCCAGCGCGTGAGAGGTTTTGATACAGTTGTGGTATCCGCCGCATCCAACCATAAGCGGCACGTAGACCCCGATAATGCCGCTGCCGGATTGAACCCAACGGGACCTGCGTTTTTAAACGTGTGTCCAACTGGCAAGTTGTTCTGTAGTCCCCACTTCCATGCCAGGTAGCCTTCTACCGTCTGCTGGTCGGCCGAATTCAAAAACGTCTTGTATGAAATAATCTCACGAATGTCGCCGTCGGGTTGTAGGTAATTCGAAGTCAGGGAACCAAGCAGTGCCCAACCGGCGTTTGCACTGAGACTTGTGGTTGATAAGGTGTTCGAATTTGCTAACGCCCCGTTCAACCAAATTTCTCTGCCGCCGCTCGTAGATTTGAACACCAACGACCAAATACGGAACGGTTCCGTCGCCGGAGTCGTGTAGGCCGGCACGGTGGTAGTTATGTCGCCACCAAACAATGAAAAGATAAACGAAGTGTTTGTATTGTAGCCGCTCACAAAGTTTACGTAACTACCACCTGCCGTTAGTCCACCTGTTATACCCACGGGTGATTTATTCGACCCTCGGCGTTCCACCATAAAGTATGTGAACGAGGTGCCTACAAATGGATCCGCTGGGTTCAGTACGGCGAGACGTGTATTTTGACCGTTGCCGCTTAGGTACTGTCCTGACGTGTAGTTTGCATACGCAGTGGTGGATCCTGCCACGGCGTGATTGTTCTGGCCGCTCTTGTCGTACCATTGGATGACAGGGTATGAATACACACTCGTGCTGTTGGACGCGTCGTACCATAGAGCGGGCACAGGAAGATTTCCGGTGTTCAAAACTCCAACGGGGACGCCATATCCGACGACGTTTAAATTTGCAGGAGTCATGGTGGTGATTTCACGGGAGGGGACGGTGGGCGAGAAGTACGGGTGTAGGGGCGGCAGGCGGTACACAAACCCCCACTTCCACGCCAAATATCCCTCAATCTGGTGCCGCTCAGCGTTTGCAAGCGCACGATTGAACACCAGGATTTCATGGATGTTGCCGCTAAATACATTTCGTGAGACGCTACGAGATGTACTCCCAACAAACGCAGATGTAGTTCCGGTTCCCGTGATTGAAAACCCGGGGTCTTTTTCAATGTCCACAGGCGTTCCGTTGACGCCGTTAGTCCACGCTGACATTGTATAGTCCTGAAACATCCCCGTCACGCACGTGGTCGTTAGGGTATTGCCGGTGGCTGTGATGGTCGACAAACCATTGCCGAATAAAACAGTATTTGAACTAGTTGCTACAATCTCTCGGTGTAGTCCCGTGCTGGTAGCAGCAACTCCCCCGTATGAAAAAACCACATTGTTGGTCGGGGGACCTGATAGGCCTCTGTAGTCGGCACGAAACACTGCAAAGTATGTGCCGTTCGCCCGACCTATAGGCAAGCTGTTAGCGTTCAGTGAAAAAAACTGACTCGTAGGGGCCGGAGTGAATGACATGGAGGGTAGATTCGCGACAGTGTCTGTAATGCGGGTGGGTCTGTTTGATGCTGTTGCTTGGATTGCATTGTTCCCGCTGCTGCTCTTGTCCTTCCACAGTTGCACAGAGTTCCCGATTGCAGCGAACGTGGTGCCTGCTGCGTCGGTAAACATTGTGGAGGCGTCGGTGGCGTCCAGCCACAGGGTACACCCCCCGATATTTCGTGGGTCCAACCCCCAAATCCCTTTGGCGGCGCTTGATGCCGCTCCGTATTGGGACATTCCTTATAATACATTAATACAAAACATACGTTGGCCCTGCCGTAGTCCACACCAGAGTGACACTGGTCGCTGGTGGAATCACAAGCGGGTTCGGAATGCCCGATGATGTGTTTACAAAGTTCGTAATTGAAATGTATGCATTTGTGTTGTTGCGTAGCACCCAAAAGGTACCTTCGGATGGCGTTCCTGACGACAGGGTAAGCGTGTTGAACCCCGTGTTTGTCAAATTGTAAAAGTTTCCTGCATTTCCGAGTGTCAATGTCAATGATGTGACTGTAATTGTAGTGGAGGGTATGGTCGTAGGCGTGGGCCCCGACGGTCCTGACGGTCCTTGAGGTCCCGACGGTCCTGACGGTCCTGTAGGTCCTGTGGGTCCTGACGGTCCTGACGGCCCTGTGGGTCCTGACGGCCCCGACGGCCCTGATGGTCCCGACGGTCCCGAGGGTCCTGAGGGTCCTGTAGGCCCCGATGGCCCTGTGGGTCCTGACGGTCCTGATGGTCCCGACGGTCCCGACGGTCCTGTGGGTCCCGACGGTCCTGTAGGTCCCGAC